GATGGATCTTCAGTCCATTCTGAATGAATGGGAGCAAGACTGTGTGATCGACGACATGAAGCTTGATGAGACATCTCGTGAGTCTCCAAAGCTACATGCAAAGTATCTTTCTCTTCTCTCTAACTACAAGCTGATGCTCAAGCGAGCAGAGTTCAAGCAGAAAGATCTGCTCAAGGACAAGTGGCTTTATTACAATGGTAAGATGTCAGAAGAAGATCTCAAAGACAAAGGCTGGAATCCAGACCCGTTTGACGGACTCAAGATCCTCAAGGGTGAGATGGACTATTACTATGAGTCAGACCCAGAGATCCAGAAGTCTGAAGAGAAAATACAGTACTATAAGACCACGATAGATACACTACAGGACATTATCGATAATATCAAGTGGCGACACCAAAACATAAAGAACATCATTGAATGGAAAAAATTTCAGTCTGGAAGTTAAACCATGCAACGATGCTGGTAGGATGTAACTCATCTATATCGGCAGAGTTAAACGAGTTCTTCTCGTTCTATGTTCCAGGCTACAAGTTTATGCCTGCGTTTCGAAGCCGTGTCTGGGACGGCAAGATACGCCTTTTCAACCAGCGCACTAACCAGCTACCTGTTGGTCTATACTATCACCTCTTAAAGTTCTGTGAGCAGAGAGAGTATAAGCTTCATCAGGAACTAAGTGATTATGGCGTACCAGAATCAGCCAATGAAGTTGACCCGAAGGAGGTTATGGAATATGTTCAAAGTCTTGATCTGCCTTGGGCTATTCGCGACTATCAGTTCGATGCAGTCTGCACTGCAATCCACAGAAAACGAGCAATCCTCGTATCTCCAACTGGATCCGGCAAATCCCTCATTATATACACGCTGATCCGTTGGTTCTTAGATAACTCTGACAAGAAGATACTCGTCATCGTACCTACAACATCTCTTGTAGAGCAGATGTACGGTGACTTTAAAGAGTATGCGCAGAACTCTACGTTTGACTCGGAGAGTGAGTGCCATAGGATCTATTCAGGTAAAGACAAGACTTCCGACTCACGGGTTTACATATCAACGTGGCAGTCGATCTATAAATTTCCTGCAGACTGGTTCTCTGATTTTGGCGCTGTGTTTGGTGACGAGTGCCACGGTTTTAAGTCTAAGTCTCTCACTACGATCATGGACAAGTGTAGTGAGGCAGAGTATAGGTTCGGTACAACAGGTACACTAGACGGTTCACAGACACACGAACTTGTGTTACAAGGTTTGTTCGGTAAGATACATAAGGTCACGACTACAAAGTCATTGCAAGATAACGACACCCTGGCTAAGTTAGCGATCACCCGATTGGTGTTGAACTATGACGATGTCACAAGAAGAAATAATGCAGGTCTCACTTACCAGGATGAGATCGACTATATTGTAACAAATAAGAAACGTAATCAGCTCATTCGAAATCTAGCACTCGATCAGACAGGTAACACTCTTGTTCTGTTTCAATACGTAGAGAAACACGGTAAAGTGTTGTTTGACTTAATAGAGAGTAAAGCTGCTGAGGGACGTAAGGTGTTCTTTGTCTCAGGACAGACAGAGACCACTGACCGTGAAGCGATCCGTAAGATCACGGAGAAACAGAAAGACGCTATCATCGTTGCATCTCTGGGTACGTTTTCAACGGGAATAAATATTAGAAACTTACATAATATTATTTTCGCGTCACCATCTAAGTCTCAGATACGAGTGTTACAGAGTATCGGTAGAGGATTGAGAAAGAGCGATGATGGTCGAGTCACAAAGTTGTTTGATATCTCTGATGATATGTCTTGGCAAAGTCGAAAGAACTTCTCTTTGTTACACTCGTTTGAGAGGCTGAAGATGTATCAGAACGAGAACTTTGACTATAAAACTTACGGGATCGATATCGATGGAACTTAAACAGTTTAAGCTTACAAACAACGACGAGATCATCTGTGAAGTCGTAAAGTGGACAGACGACGGGGACGTCATCGTCCAGAGTGCCATGCGTATCGTACAAGGTGAAGATCCATATAAAGGCGTACGATTCTATTATTTCAGACCGTTCATGGTGTTTCAAGAGAAAATGCCACAGAGAATTAATGCCTCTCACATTATTGCAGAAGCAGATCCTACAGAAGAGATGATGGAGCACTATGCAGGTGCAATAAACGATGAGATGGACATAGAGAAGAGTCGACAGTCCGTAACAGAAGAAGACATCGCAGAGTACAAGAAAAAAATCTTAGACTTGTTTAGTAAAGACGGTCAAGATGATGATATACCAACAGATAAGAAATTGATACACTAATGGCATATTTAGTTCACCCACTTCCACCCGTAGAAGTTTACGTTCGAAAAGAATATCTCTACGACCTTGAGAGAGGCCACGGAGAGTTTACTCCTGGCATATGGATCTCAGTAAAGTCTGTACAGTACAAGGCACTTTACTTTGAGACTTTATTAACAGAGTATGGTGCACTCTACGATAAACTTCCTATCTCTGCTTTCGTGTGGAAGACAGATCACGGTGAACTGTTGCCTCTTGACACTTTACAACTATGGGACTGTTTTGACTATCATCTCACTGTGGTACAAAAACCTTTACTTAGCATGTGTGAGTTTTTTGGTAAAGACAAGAAGATGCATAAAGGCGAGTATCTCTTCACTATAGATAATTGTCATCAGGACTTGAGTGTTATCGACACCAACTTTTCTGAACATGACCCAGAGCACAAGTCTTTTAATATCATTCAGCTAGAGAACGGTCAGTTTGCTGCACAACCAAACAACCGTGTGGTGTGGAGAGACAGTAGCCTTACACCACCAAACTTAAAACAACCAGACTTTAAAGTTTGCACTCAGAATTACTGTGTAGAAAATAAACCAAAATGGTCTCTTGGTGATACAGATGAGTGGCAATATAAAACTGCAGAGGAAAAAACTTAAGGTATACTTCTACCCCTCCGGGCTGGTAATAGGATTATACCGTAGTTTTTGAGTTTTGTACATCATTATTTTTTCTATTTGATTGAGTTAATTCAAGTATACTTTCGTTATTACTTGTGTTATAATACATGATGAAAGGAGCGAGCATGAACAAAAAAGAGAATGTTCATTATGTAAACAACGCAGACTTCTCGAACGCAGTCGTCGAGTATGTCCAGTCTGCAAACGAAGCCAAAGCAAGCAACCAAACCGTACCCATTGTACCTAACTACATTGCGGAGTGTTTCTTACGAATCTCCGAAGGCTTGTCTCACAAGTCAAACTTTATTCGCTATACCTATCGCGAAGAGATGGTAATGGATGCTGTTGAAAACTGTTTGAAAGCGATTCACAACTATGATCTATCGACTGCTACTCGGACTGGCCGCCCTAATGCTTTTGCATATTTTACTCAGATCGCATGGTATGCCTTTCTAAGGCGTATTGCAAAAGAGAAGAAACAGCAAGACATCAAGTTGTCGTTCTTAGAGAACTTTAACATAGTACATTTAGTTGGTGACGACGGTGATTTACAACAGGCAGAATTTGTGGTAGAATCCTTACGTCAACGTATCGATCGTGTGAAAGAGTCTGATCGTCAGATCAAAGACTACGCGAAAGAAGAGAAGAAAAAACGTAGGACCCGATCTGTAGATTCTGACTTAAGTGAATTCCTAGAATGAAAATTGCTTTCTTAAACGACACGCACTGTGGTATTCGTAACTCATCTGAGATCTTTCTCAAGAACCATGAAGACTTTTACTCAAAGGTCTTCTTTCCATATCTGTTAGAGAACGACATCAAGCAGATCATCCATCTTGGAGACTACTACGATCACCGTAAGTTCATCAACTTCAAGGCGATGAACCACAATCGTAAGTTCTTCCTTGAACCATTGCGTAAGCATGGTATCAAGATGGACATCATCCCAGGTAACCATGATACTTACTACAAGAACACAAACGATCTTAACTCGTTGAAAGAGTTGTTTGGTTACTTTACGAGTGAGATCTCTATCATCATGCAGCCTCGTGTGATGGAGTATGGTGGCATGAAGATCGGTCTGTTACCATGGATCAACCCAGAAAACTATGACAAGTCGATGGACTTCGTGCGTACGTGTGATGCCGACATCTTGGGTGCACACTTAGAGTTAAATGGCTTTGACCTGATGCGTGGTGTGAAAGCCACTGACGGTATGGATCACAAGTTGTTTAATCGATTTGAGATGGTGATCTCTGGCCACTATCACACCAAGTCACAGAAAGATAACATCTACTATCTTGGTAGCCAGATGGAGTTTTTCTGGTCAGATGCGGGCGATCCTAAGTATTTCCACGTACTTGATACCGAGACTCGTCAAATCGAAGCTGTACGTAACTCATATACACTCTTTGAAAAAGTTGTGTACGACGACGATAAAACAGAGTATAATGACTTTGATACGTCAGTGTTCGACGGCAAGTTTGTCAAGGTTGTGGTTGTCAATAAGAAAGATGCGTTTGTCTTCGATCGCTTTATTGATCGGATTCAGAACCAAGACATCCACGAGCTTAAGATTGCAGAGAACTTTGAAGACTTCTCAGGTGATAACGTAGCAGACGACGACATCTCTTTTGAAGATACTGGCGAGTTGCTCAGCTCTTACGTAGATGCTGTCGACACAGAGCTTGACAAAGACAGGATTAAATCACAGCTTCGTGAACTCATGACCGAAGCTCAGACACTCGAGATTGCATGATTATTTTTAAGACTGTACGGTGGAAGAACTTTCTTTCCACTGGGAATAGCTTTACCGAGATTAACCTACAGAACGCACGCACTACACTTGTAGTAGGGCAGAACGGTGCAGGTAAGTCGACTATGCTCGACGCTATCTCGTTTGGTCTATTCGGTAAACCACATCGTAACATTAATAAACCACAGCTTGTCAACTCGATTAACGGTAAGCACTCTGTCGTAGAGGTAGAGTTCAGTATCGGTAAGAATGAGTTTAAAGTTGTACGTGGCATCAGTCCTGGTAAGTTTGAGATCTGGAAGAACGATCAGATGCTTAACCAGTCGTCTCATGCCAAAGAGTATCAGAGGATCCTTGAGCAGAACATCCTCAAGCTTAATCACAAGTCCTTCCATCAGGTTGTCGTTCTTGGATCCTCTTCTTTCGTTCCGTTCATGCAGTTACCTGCTCACCATCGTCGTGAGGTGATCGAGGATCTGCTTGACATCAACATCTTCTCAAAGATGAACACGCTGCTCAAAGAGCAAAATAACACTCTGAAAGAAAACATTAGGCAGGTAAGTTATGAGATCGATATTGCAAGGACTCGGATCGAGGCGCAGGCGAAATATATTAAAGAGGTGCAAATTCTTACAAAAGCAAATGTGGAATCTAAGAATATTTCGATCGCTTCAAAACAGGCTGAGATTGAGCGGCGCATCGATCAAAATGAAGTACTCACACAAAAGATCGAGTATAACCAAGGAGACATCACCTCTCGAATCAAGAAGTTTACCGACAAGCAGACTGCACTTGTTCAATACCAAGCTCAATTTAAACAGCAGATGGCTACCGTCGCAAAGGATGCGAGGTTCTATGAGGAGAACGAGAGTTGCCCGACTTGCGAGCAGAGTATCAGTGAGGATCTACGGGGATCTAAACTTTCTGAATCCAAAGCAAAGGCAAAGGAACTCAAGGAAGCAATGGACCGCATCGTTGCCGAGTCGAGTACTGTATCAAAAAGTCTCGAGGAAGCTAACACATCCTTATCAGAACTACACGATTGGCAAAACACACTACTGTCTAACACTAAAGAAGTCGCTAGGCTACAGAGTGAGATTGACAGTCTCAGAGATGAAATTAGCGGTACCGCCGTATCTGATCTAAAGGCAGCACAAGCAGAGCTTGACACTTATCAAGCCGATCAACGTGGCCTACAAGAGCGTAAGCTTGAACTAGGTGAGCAGCAGGCTTATAACACTGTGATTTCAGAAATGCTGAAAGATACTGGCATTAAGACAAAGATCATCAAGCAGTACTTACCTGTTATCAACACGCTTGTCAATCGATACCTACAGGTACTTGACTTCTTCGTGCACTTTGACTTGAACGAGTCGTTTGAAGAAAAGATCAGATCACGCCATCGTGACGACTTTACGTACGATTCTTTCTCTGAAGGTGAGAAGCAGCGTATCGACTTATCCCTTCTCTTCACGTGGCGCCAAGTTGCCAAGATGAAGAATTCCATCGCAACTAACTTACTCATACTAGATGAAACATTTGATTCGAGTCTTGATGCTGACGGTGTTGATAACCTACTTAAAATTCTATATACATTACCTGACGATACGAATGTATTTGTCATCTCACACAAAGGAGAGATCCTAGAAGGTAAGTTTGAGAACAAACTAGAATTTTACAAAGACAAGAACTTTAGCAAGCTCAAAGGTGTACAAGAGCTTGAAGACGTGGTATAATAACCAAACTTTCATTCGGAGAATATTATGGAACTCAGTGACAACACACTCACAGTCCTCAAGAACTTCTCGTCTATCAATCAAAACTTGATGGTACGTGAAGGCAACGTAGTGAAGACGATGTCTGAAGCTCGTAACGTACTGGCTACCGCACAGGTGACTGAGACGTTTGAGAAGCAGTTCGGAGTCTACGACCTTAACGAGTTCATCAATGTGCTCGGTCTGGTCGATACACCTCGTCTGACATTCCAAGACGAGTACGTGATCGTCGGTGACTCTACCGGTCGATCGAAGGTCAAGTACTTCTTCTCGCCTGAAGAGACATTGACCACCCCTCAGAAAGACATCAAGATGCCAAGCGTCGAGGTGAAGTTTGATTTGACTTCTGACACTCTCAGTAAGTTGAAGAAAGCTGCAGCTGCACTTGGTCACTCTGAAGTATCCATCACTGGCAAAGACGGTGTACTGAGTCTTTCTGTTGTAGATAGCCAAAACTCAACGTCAAATGCATTCTCAATCGATATTGACGGAGAGTTTGGTGACGTGCCATTCAACTTTATCATGAGTATCGGTAACCTTAAGATCATTCCTGGTGATTATACGGTTGAGATCTCTTCGAAGTTGATCTCGCAATTCAGTCATAAAGAGTTGAACGTTCAGTACTGGATTGCTTTAGAAAAATCATCTCATTATGGAGCATAACGTTATGGCAGAAGAAAAATCAACTCAAGACCAGGTCAATGATCTGGCAAACCGTGTCGGTCGTAGCACCGTAGCGGTCATCGATGCGATCACCCAGCGTGGTGGTTTCAAAGGTGAAGAACTCTCGACTATTGGCAGTCTTCGTGATCAATGCACACAGATCGTTCAGTTGGTCGAGCAAGTTCAACAAGAACAGGCTATGAATAGCTAATGAATCGTCATCAGCAACTTATGCTTATCACCGCCGAAGAGTGCGGTGAATTAGTACAGCGTTGCAGCAAGATGATTCGTCATGCAGAACGTGCAGCCGACGTTGAAGACAGACAAAGAACAAAGTTTGTTGAAGAGGTCGGCGACGTTCTCGGCATGATTATGTTAATCGTGAAACATGGTTATGCGACGATGGAAGAGTTGGAAGAACGAATTAAAGTGAAACACGATAAACTTAGAACATGGAGCGATCTAATAGATGGCGAATGATTTTTTATGGGTAGAGAAATACAGGCCACGTAAAGTGGCAGACACGATACTTCCACAACAGTTAAAGGACACATTTCAGAAAGTAGTAGATGAAGGCACTATACCTAATATGCTCTTTAGTGGCAGTGCTGGTCTTGGTAAAACTACTATTGCCCGTGCTATTTGTAATGAACTTGATGTCGACTATATCGTCATCAACGGATCAGAAGAAGGGAACATTGATACTCTGCGAGGAAAGATCAAGCAGTTCGCCTCGACAGTTTCATTGTCAGGAGGTTACAAGGTAGTCATCCTTGATGAGGCAGACTATCTGAATCCCCAGTCAACACAACCTGCTCTTCGTGGTTTTATCGAAGAGTTTAGTAACAACTGCAGGTTCATCTTAACCTGTAACTTTAAGAACCGAATCATTGAACCTCTGCACTCTCGGTGTGGCGTGTATGAGTTCAACACAAGTAAGAAAGATCTTGCAGGTCTAGCCGCTCAGTTCATGAAGCGTATGAAGTCTATCCTCGAAGAGGAAGGCGTATCATACGAAGAGATGGCGGTTGCAGATTTGATCATGAAGTTTGCACCCGATTGGCGTCGTGTTATCAATGAGTGTCAGCGTTACTCTCTCACTGGCTTTATTGATTCAGGCGTCACAAAGAACTTAACAGACGACAACTACGACTCTCTGTTTAAACTTCTCAAAGAGAAAGACTTTAAGAAGATGAGAACGTGGGTTGCAAATAACATAGATACTGACGCAGCAGCAATCTTTCGTGCAGTGTACGACAGAGCAGTTGCAAAGGTAAAACCAGAGTCTCTTCCTCAGTTAATTCTAATCCTTGCTGATTATCAGTATAAGAACTCATTTGTTGCAGATCACGAACTTAATGTGGTTGCATGCTTAACTGAAGTAATGGCGAATGTTGAGTTTCTATAGATAATATAAGGCCGGTGTAGCTCAGTGGTAGAGCAACCGCCTTGTAAGCGGTAGGTCATCAGTTCGAATCCGATCTCCGGCACCAAATAAAGAGAGTAATATGTTTAATCAAACTAGCGTCGATAATTTACTAAAAGAATACCATGTGAATCTGGCAGAGATCGTAGCCTGCAAAAGATTCTCTACAAGTACACGTATGCTTGCAGCAAACCTTATGGAGAACCCATACTATGCTGTAGGTCATTTCTTAAAGAATACTTCCAAAGAAGAATTAGATCATCTTGCATACTTAACAGAAATCAAAGATGATCATCCACATGTCGACGAGTTAATCATTCTTACTCTCATGATGTTACAAGCTGAAGGCACTGCATGCACGAGCGAAGATGAATTTATTAGCTATATCTCATCTTTCAAGATGATGATTGCTGGTACAGTATTGGCCCGTAAGGGTATGATTAAAGTTAACTATGAGAACTTATCGTTCAATGACGATATGGGTGACAAAGTTGTTTTTGAACCAATAGAGGAGGACGAGTAATGGGATATAACCTATCACAGAGATCCATCGATAGAATGGATGGAGTAGATGAGAGATTAGTTGCATGTGTTAAGCGTGCGATTGAACTGACTGAGATCGACTTCGGCGTTACACAAGGCCTGCGCACCATTGAAGAGCAAGAAGCTCTGGTTGCAAAGGGTGCCAGTAAAACCATGAAGTCCAAGCACATTGATGGCTTGGCTGTGGACCTAATGGCATATGTAAACGGCCGTGGTTGTTGGGAACTGAATGTTTATGATGAGATTGCAGACGCTATGAAGGCAGCAGCTCAAGAACTGGATGTTCCAATTCGTTGGGGTGCCGCATGGCATATTAATGATATTCGTGAGTGGGAAGGCACGATGGAAGAAGCTATGAATGACTATATCGACACACGTCGATCAGAAGGTCGTCGTCCTTTCATTGATGCTCCTCACTTCGAGATCATGGAGTAATCAAAGGAGATCGTAATGATTGTAAAAGCATTGAAAGCTATGGCTAATGCTTTAGTGGGTAAAAAAGAAGAGGATGGTCCTCATCCTCTCGACGGACCTACTAAGCGCGCACAGGTCGAGGTTAAGGAAGCGCCTAAGCTAAATGAAGCTAATTGGCCTTTTCCTACTTCTCGTCCTGAGGAACCGGCAAAACCTGCGGCTGAACCTAAGCCTGCAAAGAAAACGCCTAAGCAAATTGCTGCTGAGAAGCGTAAAGCCGCTGCTAATGCAGACAAAGCTCGAGCTAAAAAAATCAAGAAGTAAATGGATTTAACCATTAAGAAAATTCTTGACCGAGAGCAGGCTAGACAGAACGCTACGATCGAGCTCATTGCTTCTGAGAACTTTGCTAGCAAGGCAGTGATGGAGCTCACTGGAAGTATACTCACAAACAAGTATGCAGAAGGTTTGCCAGGTAAGCGATACTATAACGGCTGTAATCACGTTGATGAAGTTGAAACACTTGCGATTCAATATGCTACTCAGCTGTTTGGTTGTAACTTTGCAAACGTCCAGCCACATTCTGGCGCAAACGCAAATCTCGCTGTCTTTAAAGCATTGTTGAATCCAGGCGATATTGTCGTCGGAATGGATCTTGCAGGTGGTGGACATCTCTCACACGGCGCAAAGGTCAACGTGAGTGGATCGTGGTTCTCTACATTCTCTTATGGCGTAGACGATAATGGATTTATTGACTACGATATCGTACAGAGAATTGTACAAACGCACAGTCCTAAGATGCTCATCGCCGGTGCAAGTTCTTACAGCAGAGTGATTGACTGGAAGAGGATGCGAGAGATCGCTGACTCAGTCAACGCTTATCTTCTGGCAGACATGAGTCACTACTCTGGTCTCATCGCTGGAAAGACTTACGATAGTCCTATTCCTCATGCGCATGTTGTCACGAGTACAACTCATAAGACTCTACGAGGTCCAAGAGGTGGAATCATCTTATGGAATGAGGAGAGACTGTCAAAGAGCATCAACTCTGCTGTGTTTCCAGGAACTCAAGGTGGTCCTTTAATGCATGTTATTGCGGCAAAGGCTCAGTGTTTTTATGAAGCACTTCAACCTGAGTTTTCGATCTACGCTCAGAGAGTGATAGATAATGCTAGAGCTATGGTAAAAGCATTCGAAGATTGTGATGTTAAAGTCATTAGCGATGGCACTGACTCTCATATGCTTGTTCTTGATCTACGTCAAGAGCAGTATAGCGGAAGGCAGTTTGCTGATCTACTAGAGATGAGAAACATTACCGTCAACAAGAACGGAGTACCAGGCGAAACAAGAAGTTTCGTCGAGACGTCAGGTATTCGAATTGGTACAGCTGCGGAAACAACCCGTGGTCATGACACAGAATGGTTTTATAAGTTAGGACGTCAAATTTCAACGTATTTAAAATACACATAACACAGGAAAATTAAATGAAAAAACTTGCAATTGCATTGGCAGCAACCGCTGCATTCACGGCCGCTTCTGCTGAAGTTACGCCTTTTGTTGGCATTGAGCGTGAAGTCAACGCTGCAACTAACCGCGCTATGGTTGGTGTAGAAGCTGGCGCTGGCCCGGTATCTGTAGAAGCTAAGTACAATTGGACTGCCCCGAACACCACAAAGTTCGAAGGCGAGAAAGTTGACATTGATCTCTCGATGTCTGTTGGTACTAACGCCGACATCTACTTGAAGAATGAACTCACCACGAGCTTTAAGCACAACGCTTCTGTTCTTGGTGTAAAAGTCTGGTTCTAAACTAAGGAGTATATTATGAACTTGAAAGGTAGTAAAACCGAACTATGCTTGAAAGAAGCATTTGCTGGTGAATCGCAAGCTAATCGTCGTTACTTGTACTTTGCAAACCAAGCTGACGTAATGGGTGCACCTGATATCGCTGCTCTCTTCCGTAGTACGGCTGAGGGTGAAACTGGTCACGCTCATGGTCACATGGAGTATCTCATCGATGGTGGTGCTGGCGATCCTGCAACTGGCATGTCTGCCAAGACCGTAGAGGAAGCTCTCGAGTCTGCCATTCATGGCGAGACCCATGAGTACACCGACATGTATCCTGGCATGGCACGTCAAGCACGAGACGAAGGCTTTGACGAGATTGCCGATTGGTTTGAGACTCTGGCTAAGGCTGAGCGTTCTCACGCTAATAGGTTCCGTAAAGCTTTGGATGCAGCAAAAGCAGAAGAATAAATAAACATGGACACCGTGTGAAGGTAAGAGAGGCGTCCAAATAAGTCCTCTCTTTTTTTAGTCTCTTTTTTAGGAAGTGTTATGTCAAATGAAGAAAGCAAATTCATCCACTCCAAACGACGCCATGACAACGAGACTCACGCCAACAAGCAAAAGCATATTGCAGAGGCTCATGGCTTTAAAGTCGACGAACCTCACAGATATAACAAACACCACGCTATGGACTGTGGCAATCCAGGATGTCCACTATGCAGCAACCCTAGGCGACTATTTAAAGAACGAACGTATCAAGAAAAAAGAGACTTTCAAGATAAACTAATCGAATGATTCACTTAACACCAGAAGCAAAAGAGAAGATTCAAGACCTTATCATCGACGAAAATAATCCTAACATCAAAGTTAGATTATTCATCGAAGGTGGCGGCTGTGCTGGATTTAACTATGGCTTCTGTTTTGATGAACTCACCAACGATGACGATTGGGAGTTTGATGGACTGGTTGTAGATGCGATGTCTATGCAGTACTTAGAGGATGCCACTATCGATTGGAAAAAAGAGCTGATGGGCAGTAGCTTTGTGATTGATAACCCAAATGCAGTCAATACTTGTGGCTGCGGAAGTAGTTTTGCAGTGTGAATGGTATTAAAAGAGTTTAAGCTTATATTTGATCGAGCTCGTTTACTCCAGGATGCTAAAGAGCAAAAAGGATATGATGTTTTTATTGATCCGCTTAATGGTAATCCAATAGAAGGCTGGTTTATCAAACACATACATAGTGGGTATGGAAAATATATTTGTGAAGAAATTTGTCAAAGATTTAATATTGACAAAGGTAAGCCGCGGTTTTATAAACAAGATGTGACTACCTCGGTGGGTATGCATACTGATAGAGGCACACTATGTAGCTTCAATGTTTTATTAACTGGACAAGATGATCCAATTGTCTTTGAAAGTGGCAAGATACATTATAATTGTGCTTTGATTAATGTAAGCATTCCACACTCTGTGCCTTTAGTTAAGTCGACACGTTACCTTTATAAAGTGAGTGTGTTTGATAAAACCTTTGAGGAATTAGCAGATGTTTTGCCCAATACAATACAAGTTTAAAAAAAAGGAATTGAGAGAAGAATTTTTTAAAAACTTCCATAAAGCACGACATCATAAAACATCTGGTAGTGAATACAAATTTTGGTTAAAATGGTTTGATTGTGGTCCTTTAGTTAAAGAAGTAATTGAAGATCTTAATCTAGCTAATATGAATATTAACCCAAGATATAGTTTCCAACAAAAAAATACAAGGTTGCCACCACATATTGATATAGACAGAATTGTTGGAATAAATATTAATCTTCTTGAAAAGCCTGCTGTCATTCATGTCAACTATAAGCCTCATGCATATGAGTGTGCTTTGATAGACGTTGGCGCAAACGTCCACAGTGTTGAACCATATCCCACTGATCGTTTAGTACTTAAACTAGCAATACGTGAACCTTGGAATGATATCTTACAACGACTAAAAGATAAAGGCTTAGTCGATTTTAACGCGTGTAAAGATTATGTTTCCTTTATGACGCCTGAAAAAGAAAAGCAAGTGCGTATCTAATATATAATAATGGAGCAATATAATGTTAGAGACATGTTCAGACCTCATGCGTGAGGCTTATAAGCGCAACTGGATCACTGCACGAGACGGTAACATCTCTGTCCGTTGGCACGATCGTGATCATTTTTGGATCACACCTTCTGCGATTCGCAAGCCCGATCTACAGCCTGCAATGTGGAAAAAGATGATTGTAGAGGAACAAGATGGAAATAAAACAACGAGAGTCGTATCGTATACCGACATTAGTTTCGGTCTCACGCCAAGTGGAGAACTCCCTCTTCACTTTGGCCTACAAAAAACTCTGCCCGCTAACACCGAAACTCGGGTTGTGGTTCACCTCCATCCGACATACACTATCGCAGCGATGCACAGGGAAATCAACCTCGCAACATTAGTCGACAGTTTTCCTGAGCTCGGTAGATACACAAAGGTCGCACCTTCTACACCAGATGTACCACCTATATCAGAAGAGTTAGGTGAAGTGTGTCATAAAAATTTAGGTCTCGATGATACAGGCAATCTAAAGTATGATATAATAGGCATTAAAGGTCACGGTGTCGTAGCTATCGACGAGACACCTTGGAGAGCCTTTGAACACATCGAACGTCTTGAACACATCTGTAAGATACTTGCAGCGAGTAATTACTATACGCCACTATGATTATTGGATTTACAGCATCAGCCTTTGATCTGTTGCACTCAGGCCACATCATGATGTTACGTGAAGCAAAGCAACAGTGCGATTATCTGATCTGTGGCCTACAGATTGATCCATCAATCGACAGACCTGATAAAAACAAACCGATTCAAACCATTGTTGAAAGACATACACAACTTGCAGCTGTACGATACGTCGATGAGATTATTCCTTATTTAAGGGAAGAAGACCTAGAAGATATTCTAGAGATGTATCCAATTAGCGTGCGAATTCTTGGCGAAGAATATAAAGATAAAGACTTTACCGGCCGTGATATTTGTAAGAGCCGTGAGATCAAACTATACTTTAATGTGAGAGACCATCGTTTCTCTACAAGTGAACTTAGAAAGCGAACTATAGATAATGAAACCATTCGACTACCTGAACGCGATCAACTACACGAAAAAGAACGTTATTATTGATGATTTAACTGAGAAAGCATATAATGCATTTATTATTAATCGATCTCTATCGTATTTTCCGGACACTGTGCTTGCCGCTAATGAGATGAATGTCCATCATCACCTTGATAATAAACTTCAAAACGACTTTCTTATAAATATTCTTCGTAAGCGGAAACGCTTTTCGAAATGGGATAAGAAAAAAAATGACGGTGACGTTGAAGTGATCAAGGAATACTATGGCTATAATGATCTAAAAGCCAGACAAGTTCTCGCCCTTCTCTCACCTGACCAATTACAAGAATTACATAAGAAGGTGAACAAAGGTGGAAGAAAGTAACTTGATTGAATGGACGCCAGCAAGCATGCTGGAAGTAACCTTAAATGAACCGGATGATTTTTTAAAGATCCGCGAAACACTCACAAGAATCGGCGTAGCTTCTCGCAAGGAGAAGAAATTATATCAGTCGTGCCATATCCTACACAAACAAGGTCGATACTTCATCGTACACTTTAAAGAGCTGTTCTTGCTTGACGGCAAGAAGTCAAACCTTGAAGAGAACGACATTGCAAGACGTAATACGATCGCAGTGCTCATGAGCGACTGGGGTCTATTGAGTATCGATAATAAATCTGCTGCGCAACCTATTGCTCCAATGCGTCAGATTAAAATCATTCCCTTTAAAGAGAAAAATGACTGGGAACTCTGTCCAAAGTATAATATCGGAAATAAGTGATTTACGTAACGTAGCACTCTATACATCTGGTGGTGCTGACTCTACATTACTTTTATATTTGTTATGTACAGAGTTGAGAGAAGTTACAGCTGTACATATTACAGATATCAATCGTCCTTACGGTATCATAAACTTTGAAGAGATACTTGGGTTATTCAAAGAAGAGTTTCCAGAAGTTAATATAAAAACTTATTTCAATAGTTATGATCAGAAAATTACTGGTCATAAAAGTCGATTTTTTCGACAAGTTGATACAGATTTATTGAAAAATTATGGAATAGACAATATCGTTTATGGTACAACAAAAAATCCGCCTTTAGACATATCTCGTAAATATAATCTTATTGAAGGACGAGATTTTGTTAGGGAATATAGAGTTTTAAAAGATAAAAGATATCATTTACCGTTAAACGAAGTTGACAAAAGATTTGTTGCTGAGTGCTATAGTCAGAATTTATTTTTAAAGAAAGTCTTTCCACTCACTATCTCATGCATTGAGAAAGTTGGCCCTTGTAAAAAATGTTGGTGGTGCAGAGAAAAAAAGTGGGCTTTCGGTGTACATGACGGCGAAAGCGTGGTATAATATAAATACATTGTGGATGCTGCAGTAGCAGGTCCATTTTCTACAACCTTGCTTATTTTAGGAGGTCTATTATGACAGCTTATAAATTTCCGCGTTCTGCGTTTATTGGGTTTGATGGTATCTTTGACGAGTTGGAGCGTCTCGCTTCTTCTGCTCAAACAGATAACTAT